CCTCACCTTCGCACCAGCAACTTCCCCAGCCTTTCATCATGTACCTGGATGCATCAGGTGAAGGCAACAACCAAGATGTCATTATGCTGACTAATAAATTTATTAATCAATTTCAAAATAAGTATTGACAATATGTCAATAATATAATATAATAGTATTGAATTTATGGAAGGAAAACCTATTAAACCAGAAAGGAATAATTTTATGTATGTATTAGTTGCTTGTGAAGAATCACAAAGGGTATGCATTGCTTTCCGTAAAAAAGGGCATATTGCATATTCATGTGATATTATGGATGAATCTGGTGGTCATCCTGAATGGCACATTAAATCTGATGTTGTACCATTATTAAATGGAAACTGTTTTTTTAAAACTAATGATGGATTAGAACATCAATTAATCGGTAAATGGGATATGATAATTGCATTTCCACCTTGTACCTATTTAACCAATACACAGAATTGGTGTTATAATGTAGATAAATTTGGTTATGAAAAAGTTAATGAAAGAAAGAAAGAAAGAAAGAAAGCATTGGAATTTGTTATTACAATTTATAATTCAAATTGTGATAAAATATGCATTGAAAATCCTATTGGTTATATAAATAATCATTATATGAAACCTACGCAAATAATTCAACCTTGGTTTTTTGGTGATAATTTTACTAAAACAACTTGTTTATGGTTAAAAGGATTAGAACCTTTAAATCCTTTAATAAAAAATAAACCTTTTAATTGCTCATCATATGCTTATGATAATTTATATGATGAAAATGGCAAAATTTTAGCATGGAACAGTAAAGAAATCAAAATATTAAGGTCAAAAACATTTCAAGGTGTAGCCAATGCTATGGCAGAACAATGGGGATGAAAGGTGGTGATTAAATGAAAAAAGTATATTATAACCGACCAATGACATGTAAAGAATTTGCACATGAATATTATCCTGAATTGACAGAACCAGAAATGTTTTGCCCATTCACTTTTGGATTATCTGTTAAGGATTATAAAGATGGATGTTTTTCAGATTGTCATTCCTGTTGGAATCAGCCTGCAAAACATCATGGTAAATGGATTATGAAAGTGAAGGTGATTAAATAATGTTTAAATTAAAAAAGAAATCAAATTATGCTATTATTAATATTGATGAATTTAATTCATTAGATTTATATGATTTAAACTATAATGGAACTATTTATGTATATGTTGGTAGTTTACATGAATCAATTAAATCACATTTAGAATCATTAGAATTATCGCACATGAACAGAATGAATGATAATGAACCTTGGATGAATATGTTTATTATTGAAAATTGTGATTATATTGATATTGAACCTATGTTGTTACATAATTTATTGATGTCTGATGATTATACATTATGTGAAATTGTGCCAAATGGGGAAGGATGGTTTTAATGAAAAAAGATAACATATCAGAAACAATGGGATTATTAAATATCCTTTTGATGATGAAAGAACGGATTAAAGTTCAAATTGAAATGGATGATACATTTATTGATATTTATGAACCATTATCATGTTTATATGATTCTGAACATCAAATGATTGTTTTTAAATGTGAATCAAGGATTGATATGATACCATTTCAGGAAGTTAAAAATATATCTGTTATAAGGAAAGGAACACATGATGAAAGAATTTTTTAATTTTTCAGATGTTGAGATGTTCAGCAGGGAAGACACATTATTATTTGGTCTTGTATTTTGTTTAATTATTGTTTTAATATTAATGATATATTTTATCATTAATTTTATCCAAAGTCTTATTACAGATAAAATTTATTATCATTATAAGCATAAAGCAATAAAGGAATTAAAAAAGTGTTTAAGGCAGATTAGAATTGAGCATGAACAGAATTATGTTCAGAATTTTGAAATGCTTTATTCAGCAATCAAGGAAGGTGAAAATACTAATGAAAAAAATATACAGTAAAATTGAAACCTTAAATTATATAAATGAAGAATTACAGAAAAGAAATATTTCCAATTATGATTTATCCTTAATTTTAAATATTTCTGTTTCTGCAATTTCAAGGAAATTAAACGGAAACAGGGATTTTACAATTCAGGAATTAATCACCATATCAGATTTATTTGAAATGGATTTAATGAAAATGATTCAATTTAAAAGGAAGGTGAAGTGATATGGCAAGAACATCAAAAAGTGTTAAATTATATCAGGATATTCATCAGAATCCTGAATTAAGGCAGATTAATACAGAAGTTAATCAGATTAATGAAATGATTGCCAGAATGGGAAGGTCTGAATATTTTAAAGACATTGGATTACCTGAAAGAATGGATAAATATGCTTTAATTGAATCGGCAAAAACAGACATTGAAACAACTAAAAGTTATTTATCTGCCATTAAAGGAACATTAACTAATATTTGGAATGAAAGAAGAAGTGAAACTGCATTATCAAACAGAACTGGAATAATCAGGTCTGATGGTGAATATATCAAAGTTCTTAATTTAGCACCTGAATCATCTGCGAAAAGGTCATCCAGAACAGGCAGGGGTATTCTATCTGAAAAATCAACCAGAACATTATTGGCAGATGATATTGAAATGTTAAAACGCTTAACAAAAAAATCAGATGTAGAAATTATGAATTTTTTAAATTTGTGGTATTCATCACCAGAAGTTTCTGGTGGTCAACTTCTTGAAAATTTTGTAGATGGTGTATATAAAGCAGAATATTCTGGTCAAGGTGCATCACAATCTTGGGGAAGTCCACCTGTTAGAATGATTATTGAAGAAAGAATCATTGAAACATTTGATATTAATATTGAATATGATGAAACAAATGTAAATGCATCATGGGATACTGAATCAAAAATGGGAAATGAACTTTTTCAGGCATGGATGGATTTATTTAATTAAGGGAAGGTGTTATTCTTGAAACGATTACAATATAATTATTATTTGAATGGTAAAAAGTATTCAAGAACAACACTTGCAACTATGGTTGGTTCAGATTCATTTTATAAGCATATTAAAGATTATGAACATCATCCAACAAGATATACAAATATTAAGAAAACATCTTATGGTTATGATTATCAATTCACAAATGGATTATTTAAAGGGGATGTGGTCAATATTCATATTAAGAAAATAACAAAGCAATCTATTAATCTTGACCAATATTTTTATGCTTTAGATATAGAAACAAGCACATTTTATAACGAAAAAAATATTGATTGGGAATATCAGATAAAAAAAGGAAAAAGGGAATTAAAAAGGTTAAATCCAAAAAAACCTGTATCAATACCATATTTAATTGGTGTTAGGGGATATGACATTAACAGAATGGTTGAATCACCTGTAACATCTGGTTATATTAAACAGATGTTCATTGAAAATAATTATGATGGTTATTATCCAATGAGAACTTATGACCAGTTAATTCAATGGTTGGTTAATCTTTCTGATAATGCTGAATTGCACAATACAGTTAAATTTGTAGTAATTCAGAATATGGCTTATGAACATTCTTTTTTACATGCTAATGTTTACTGTAAATTACCTGATGAATATAAATATATTCCACATTACATTAAACCACATAAGCCATTATATATTGATATATATAAAAAAGATGATTTATGTATCAGAATTCTTGATACATACCTGTTAACAGGTAATTCAATTGGTGCTTATGGTTCTATATACGGATATGAAAAACTTGATAAAACAGATGATTATAAATCATCATTTACCCCTTGGTCATATCTGGATGAAGATGAATATATTTATAATAAACGCGATTTAGATATATCTGCATTAATGTTTGTGAATGTCATTAAGGATTTAATGAATTCTTGCAATAAAAAAATAAATGAAGTATTACCAAAACTTTTTACTAAAACAGGCATAACCAGATTAAAGAATAAATGGTTATTTGAAAATCAGAAAGATAATTTATATTATAATCGATATGATATGTTAAAAGATAATCTGAATGCTGAAATTGAAGTGTTTTCAGATTGTGATGGAAATAAAAAGAATGTTAAACTGTTTGAATTCAACCATGATTGTTTTATAGGTGGATTTGTCAGGGCAAATGAAAAAACTGTTTATAAGATTCAGGAAAAGGTTAAATCTATTGATATAACATCTTCATATCCATATTCAATGAAATCAAAATATTTTGGCTATCATTATATATCAGCAGATGAAGATTTTGATGCAACTGCATTTGTTATTAACTGGAAAAAAAGATGTGATGCAATACAGGAAAATTTTAATAAGATGTTATATTATTATTTTAACAATTTTCTGATGTTTTATCTTGATAAAAAGAAACCATTCTGGAATGCATCCATTATTATTATGAATGTGAAACCAAAAAAATTAAATGGTGATAATTCAATGCTTATAATGTCAACATCAAAAATTATTGATAGTGATAATGCGTATGTTAATAATGGAAGAATTGTTACCTGTGACAGGGCAACATTAAATGTTTCTGCAGTTGAATTATTTAATTATTCATTAATTTATGATTTTGATATAATAGGTGTTTCATATTTTGAATATGCAACAAAAACAGGTGCATTATCCAATTCAATGAAAAAAACAGTTGATTATTATTATAAAAGGAAATCTGAATTTAAAATATTGGTTCAGGCTGATAATAACGGAACAGTTCTGAATGCTTTAAAAAATGTTGATTCCTTGAATGATTTTGAAATTAATTATATTAAAAATCATTATAAGGATGAAGATTTTCATACATGGCTGGAAGTTCAATTAATGATTCAGAAATCTGATTTAAATGCACAATATGGAATTAATGTTGAATCCCCTGCACATGATGAAATTATCTGTTCAGATAATAATGAATATACAGTTATTTCAAATGAAGTTGAAAACAGTATATTCAGAAGAAATTATAAAGTTGGAATTTTAATTACTGCTTGGTCAAGGATGCATTTAATTCTGATGTCACTTTATCTTATTAATGAAGGTGCAACCATTCATTACTGGGATACTGATTCAATTAAATTCACATCTGAATCTGATTTGGATTATTTAATTGAAGTATTTAATAAAAAGGTTGGTAAATTTGAAAATTGCGACGGAATAGGACAATACACTTTTGAATATCTGAAAGGTAAAAATTATTCTTATGAAAAATTCATTTCAGGTGGTTCAAAAAATTATTGGTATATGAATAATGGAAATGTTGATTTTACAGTTTCAGGTTTATCATCAAAGGCAAAACCAATGTGCAATCAATATTTTCAGAAAAACTGCAATTCAGATTTCAGAAAATTTGTTATTGAATGTCTGCAACCTATGACCGATTTTGATGGTGAATCAATTAATACTAATTTAACTGATTATACCAATCAACAAGAAGAAGTTGATGATGTTTTAAATGGTTATCCTTTCAAAGGTTATTCAGGTGTAGTGATTAATCTGCCACAATCAAGGGGATTATTACCATATCCATCCAGATATATTGAATCAAGGTTTTTTAATGAATATGGAATAAGATGTAAACCACAATTATTAATTAAGGATGAATCTGAAGTTGTAATTCTTGAAATTAAAGATGATAATACAAAAGAAATATGGGGATTAAGATGATTATTTATAATGAAAAAAATGAATTAATGGATATTCCAAATTATTTTGATATAGTTAAAAGGGGTTATTGTTGTGTTGAAAGTAAACAATTATTCAAATTCAAAAAATGTCCGTTATGTAATTTTGATGAAGAAGGAAAAATATGTAAACCATATCAATGTGAAGATTTTGTAAAACTTTATTAGGAAGGTGATTATATGGAAAAATTAAATGAAGAAAAACTTAATAAAATTAGAACATTTTTAGTTGACAATATTTATCGCAATCCTGATTTTATGTTTAATGATTCAGTTCGTGGTGAAGATGAATTTGGTGTTTTGGATTTAATTGAAGTAATAACAGATTTATATGAATTATTACATATTGAAGTAATGAATGAACCATACGATTATATGTTTCATTGGGCAAATAAAATAGGTGCATGGGTTGAAACAGGTAATTTTTTAAAATTAATTGAAGGTGAAGATGAATGAAAACATATATTGACGATTTAGAAACAAGAAACAAAGTTGAATACGAAAACGAAAAATATATTGCATATTCGTATGATGATTTCTTTTTAGGTGAATGGGTAGGTAATATTAATATTTTTGATAAAAAAACAGGAAAAGCAATATTTCATGCAACTACAATTAAAGCATTGACTTATAAAGAGTTGAAAAAACAAGTTGAAGGATTTGATGATTTTAGAAAGATAATAATGGGGTAATAAAATGAAATATTATAATGTTTATGATTTACTTTCAGAAGTTCCTGATGCTGATTTTTATATCATCATAGGTCAGCGTTCAAATGGAAAATCAACATCAGTTGGTGCATTTATGATTGATGAAAATCAAAATGATGATTGCATGTTTGCTTATTTTAGCAGATTGGCAAATATTTCAATTATTAAAGATATGGAAGAAGGAAATGGTTATTTCACTGGTTATCTTGAAAAATATGCATTGGATAAATACCATAAAAAATTCAGCGTTAAAGATAACGCAATTTATTTAGGTGAAAAACCTATATGCAAACAATTTTCATTATCCCTTTCAGGAAAATACAAATCAAAACAATATGATGAAAATTATAAATATATAGTGTTTGAAGAATTTGTTTCAGAAGATGGTGTATACATCAGAAATGAATGGAACAGGTTCAATTCCGTTATATCAACTATAACCAGAAATCGTGGTGCTAAAGTTTTTTTAATTGGAAATACTGTTTCAAGATTCAATCCGTATTTTGAAAACTTTGGAATTGATGTTATGTCACTTGATATTAAAGCAGGTGAACATAGAGTTATTCAAACACCTGAAGGTGCAAAAGTCTGTATTGATTTCTGTGATAATGTATATCAGCAGGAAGAAGAAATTTCTTCTGTTCTGAAGGTTAAAGATAATAAAATTGCATTTACAACTGATTGGATGCAGTCTGATATGGTCATAGAACCTTCTGTAATTGATTTATTAGCAAATCAATATAGAACCATACCTGTTTGTATAATTGCCCTTCAGACTAAATCTGATGTAGAATTTTATAATATGTTTTGCCTTTATGAAGGTGACAGAATAGCATGTAATATTTTAACGCAAAAATCATTGGATAAACAAAAAGAAATTGATGAACTGGATTTGAATGATTTTGTATTTTATATTGATGTTAAACCAATTGAATGTATAAAAGAAAATGTAAAATCATATATTGATTTTCAGAAATTTTCAAATCAACCTTCATTAAAAAATGTATTCAACCAAACAACATTTTTTGAAAATGATAAAATAAGGCATCAATTTCATCAGAAACTAAAATTCATTGAACCAAGTGAAAGGATAGGTGACAAATACTAAATGAACATAGGAAAAAGAAAAAAAAGAAGTGAAGATGAATACATTCCTGAATGGGAAAAAAGATGTGATGTTGGAATGTTAGAATGTCAGTATTGTATGGATTTTGACAGAAAAAAACAATGGTGCATTCATTATATGGATGAATATATTCAACATTTGAAAAGCGGAAAAAAGATGCGATAAAAAAGAAGGCAGGAATAAATCCTGCCTTTTTTATTAAACTGTTACACCATAAACATCATATAATGCATCTGCTGAATAATGACCATCATCAGATATTAAATGCCAATTTCCATTATATGATTCCCAATATTTTACAATATAATCATCATTACCAACTTTTTGTACTGTAATTTTTCGACCATTACCAAGATTAAATTCTTTCATAATTCATCATCCTTTCAAATATTCCTGTGCAACATAATACTGTTCATTATTGAACCATACAATGCACATTTTATATTTCTTTTTATTAACAGTTTTAGTTCCAGCGTTTTTTACAATCACTTTAACTTTAGTTCCGTTAGGAATTGCACCAATGGGATTTGATTTTATATGTTCATAATAATGTAAACCACCATTTGCAGAAACTGTCATTGTTTCAGTTTTCTTTCTTAATATACCTGTTACATAATAATTTGTAAATGGTTTATTGCGTTTGGTTACTGCATCATGGTTTCCAGTTCCGTTTTCATCATAGTATGTTATTGATTTGCCTTTTACATGGTCACACACAAAAATATGTCCATAAGTTCCTGATGTCCGTATACCAATATCACCTTTAAAAACAGAATTGGTTGCAGTTGGTCTTTTATTATTAATGATAATAAAATCAAAGTTCTTTTTTATAATAGGATTAGTATTCCTATTATACCACCATTCCTTTGCATCACCCATTGAACCACATTTGATTCCAAAACATTTATCAAGATAAAGTTTTGCAAAATCAACACATTGAACACCTGCATATCCATCATAATCAATCTTTTTACCAAGATATTCTTTTATGAATTCTTTATAAGTCATCATAATATCACTTCCTTATCTGTTTGATAAACCAAAATTACCAACATTTGAAATTGATGTATGCCAAATATGAACACCTGATTCAAATGCATTTTTTATAACAGATGCATATTCATCTGGTGCATCAATTTTCGCATTTAATTTAGCAACCTTCATATAGTTCCAAGAAGGTCTTGATGTTATATTAACGCTTTTGATTTCATCAATGGCATAACCATACACATCAAGATAATCATCAATATATTCACATTCTGCCCAATTAGGGGAAACATCAACAAGTCTTGGAACAGGTCTGTTTCCTGTAATTGAAATAAGATTACCTGATGAACCTGTATTTACACCCCTTTGTCCGATTGCATCAATCATATTTCTTGCATTACCAACAACTGAACCTGCATCTGATAAAACACCCATCCAGTTACTGGTTGAAACATCACTTACCATATTTGCAACTGTGCCAATTCCACCAATGGCAACTGATAATTGATTTAAAGTTTTATCTAATCCAGTATTAGCATCATAACCGATTCTTGATTGACAGGAATAATTTAATCTATGCCAAGAATCAGATGAATTTCTATAATCACCGATATGAATTAAAAAACCATCTGTTCCCATCTGATTTGCATATAATCCAACAGTTGGTGATGATGTTGTAAACAATTCAGGTTTCAATGCTATCTTGAATCCGTTTCTGGTATATAAACTATAACCTTTGCACATTGAAGTTAGCATTTTTTTATTTCTTGGTGTGTATGAAGTTCCATTTTTTTGAACTGCAAGTGTATTTTGGTCAAGTGTTAAATTAATTTGTTTATGCACAATGTCATTTGATGCCCAAGTTGATGAATTACCTTTAACCCATGTAGGAATAGCATATAAACCAATTAATTCGTTTCTGTGGTCTTGTAAATCTGCAATAGATGTTGTTGATTTAACTGCTTCAAGGGCATCCTGACCAGCAGTTCCAGAAAAGATTGCATTAACCCAATCTTTCCAAGTCTGATTTCCTGATGCTGAACCAACTTCCCTTGCTATTTGGTCAGGTGATTTTCTGCCATAGTTTTTAATAATGTCCTGAATTTGGGAAGTTGATGAAACAAACCTTCCATATTCTGCTGAAAGCGTTTCACCACTTCCATCACCTGAATAAACATAATCATTACCATCATATTTTGATGTTGAATGTAAAACCCATGTTGGTGTCCAATCAAGGGATTCAGAACTATCACCACCTGTTGATGTGAAATCAGATATTTCCCTTTCAACCTGTGGTGAAACTGAAACTGGTTCTGGTGCAAGATAATTTCCTGCAACATCACCAGCCCAATCACCTGATGCAGAAACTGGAACATGTGAACGCTCAATAAAACATTTTTTAAATGTAATATTGAACTGATAATTTTGCCATGCATCCAAAGTATAATAAACATTACAGGTGTTATAGGCTGACCATTCAACCCTTGTAATAAACGCATACCACCAAGTTCTGACAGAATTTAAATCAGTATTATGAAACATTAAATAATTAAATTTCATCGCCTTGTACTGATTTACAGGCAATCTGATAACACCATTGGTTATTATATCAAAATCAGTTCCTGAATACTTATCATCGGCATCCAATCCATTAAAATATGAATTGAATGCTGATGTCTGTGCAGATGTGGAACTAAATTTTAAAAAATTTAAATCGTTTGGTTGCCATGGCACATTAAACAACCTGATTTCAGATTTTGGATTTTCTAATGACATTTAATCACATCCTTATAAATATTATTCAGGCACATTATTATTGAATGCCAATGTTCCAAGAATATTTTGACCGTTTAAAGGTAAAACACCATGCCCATTAATTAATGATTGTGCAGGATTACAAAAAGTATTTCCAACAACATTTTCCCAATTGATAATGTTATAATCATCATTATCTGTTATTTTAAAATTACCAATACATCTGTTAAATGATAATGCATGAATTACTGAAGGCATCCTTGCACCAACAGGAAAATTACAATCCTTTAAATTAATAACAGAATTTAATGCATAAATGGTTGTTTCCCTGAAAGATGCATTTACTGATAAACTACCAAATGCAGGTGGTATTCTGTTAGCAAGGGAAACACCTTCAATTGAAATAAATGAACCACCAAAACATATAACAGCACCAATATAACATTCTGTTTCACCTAATGCATTTGTATCCTTTATAATTTCAATGCCTTTACTGGTGTTAATCTCAATTGTACTTCTGTTTATTGCCTGTCCAACATAAATTCTTGCATTCTGAATTTTGGGACAATTTTTAATAAAATCAATGGCTTCAGGAATACATCTGAAACTTGCATTATTTCTTCCGTTACCCATTGAATTTGTACAGTCATCAGTATTTGAATTAGCAGGTAAATTTCCACCAACAAATAAATCCTGATGCCTTGCGATATACGGATAATAATTTGTAGGTGGTATCACATTTCCTTCAAGTGACTGTTTCCAGAACTGAATCAGACAATAATTGTTAATCTGTGGTGTATTAAGGTTATAGCATGACATCATGTATAACATTCCGTTTTCAACACAAATTGATTCAATTTCACCAACATTATACTGTCCAAGATTACAGAATGAAGGAATCTGATACCTGAATAATTTATTTCCTGTTGATTTATCAAATTTATATAATGAATTTGATGTGGAATCAACAATGTAAATAAAATCACTATCAACACCAATTCCACCATTCATAACCCTTCCATCATGTTCACAATCGCAAACAAATTCAAGTGTATTTTTTTCTGGATTCCATTTATATATATTGTTTTCATCTGAACCAGCGTTAAATCCATAACAATATATTTCATTATTATATGTGGCAATACCATCAACAAAATCATCAGTTATTGGAACATTATATGTTCTTCCGTATTCAAGAATATAATCATTCAGAACAACTGAAAAATCAAGTTCAACAATTTCTTTTACTGCCTGTCCCTGTGCAGGGCAACAATAAATTTTGGCAGTTTGCGTGGCATCATCAGGAACTGCACACATTGTATCACAATGATAAAGACCACCAATTTTTGCAGATGTCACAAATTCATAATGATGTTCATTAATTTCCTGATAAATATTCACCTGTGCATTTTCACCTGCATGAAAATGTGAATAATTGTTACAAATCAATCCTAATGCATGGTAACGAACTGCACCAATTCTGAATGTGGTGTATCCCTGTCCAAATGAATAAAATTCCAAATCCCTTGTAATGGTATCAACATTCTGACTTTCAGGTAACTGAACTGTAACAGTTCTTGCCATTCTTGACATGTCAAGAATATTAGAATTGTATTTTATTGCTGATGCAAGGATTTCTGCAACTGCTTTTGCTAAACTTCCATCTTCATACATTTCTTCAAGTTTATCAATGATAATCTGTTTTATAGTTTCATCCAATTCATCAATAATTCCCTGAATTTCTGTTAAAAGTTCATCAAATGAATTAACCTGTTCAATTACTTCATTAATTTTTGAAACTAATGCCAGAAGTAATTCATAATCAGACATTTCATTTATATATGTCTGGGGAATAGTTTTATTTGAATAAATACCAAGCATATATGCAATTTTTGAAAATTTAGGCTTTTTTTTCATTTTCTTCATCCTTTCCCATTAATTGATTTGTTATTGTTTTAATTTTATCAATAACATAATTAACAACTGTTGATATATAATTTTTACCTGTTATTACTTCAAAATTTTCATTGATTGAAGATAATTCAACAAGTGACATCGCACAACATAATATAATAGTGATATGCCCTGTTTTATATTCTTCTGAACCAAGTTTAATTTGAATATTGATTAACAAAAATTCAATCATAATAAACGCAAAAATTAATCCAAGATAAACAATCATTTTAGAAAATATTTTTCTTGCCTTGCTGGATTCATACATATTAAATCTGAATGCTTTTGTTAATCCTGTTATTGTATCAATTAAAAGTAATGCAATAACAACGATTATATAAGGTAAATTATCAATTAATATATCTAAAAATAAATCAAACATCATAATTCACCACCTTTAGAATAATAACTGAATAAACATATCATCAAATGCAACCAGAAGTTCATTCATTAAATTATGATATGAAGAATACCATTCATTATATCCATTCAAAAGGTTTCCGTATTCCTTGAAAGTTCTTTCAATTGAATGTTCTGAATTTGAATCTGATGTTCCCTGACTTTTTGTAGTGTTTGAACCTTCATTCATTCCACCATTACTTGCATGTGTTACTTTTCCAAGCGTATTTGCTGAAATAATGGATGCTGGAAGATTTGAAACTATATCTTTAGATGTTGATGTTCCTGAACCATTTACTGTTGAAGAACTTTCATTAGTATTGATTCCTTCTTCATGGCTTTCACCCATTCTTTCAATGGCAGGATTTTCAAGTTCAATAATCTTCTGTAATGCGTTATATTTGAATATAACTTCAGGCATCAGCATTTCAAGTCTTTGTTTCAGTTTCATTTTAAATAATGGAACTGTTTCATAACCAATGCATTCCTGCCAGTATTTTTCAATGAACTGTGTTTCAAATGATTTCTTGAAATCTTCATTAGGTGTTTTATAATCAAAATCAAAAAGGAACTTTCTGCCAGTTTCAATTCTTTCATATATATCATAGGAATGATTTGATTGTGAATTGATGATAACTTCAATGGATGTTGTGTATTTACTCATCGTTACCATCACCACCTTCATTATTATCATTTTCAACAAATTTAAAAGGTTCAAAATCTTTTACTTTCTGAACTTCATCTGAAAGCACAACTTCAATAGGTCTTTCAAGATACTGACCAAATTTTTCATTGATTTCATCACATGCCTTTTCCCTGCTGGAAAGCATTGATTCAATCGTTAATCCAATAACTTCATTATTTGCAGTTACTTCATCCATTAAACTTCTTTCACGCTTGAATGTACCATTAGCATTATTTAAACCAATGAAAGTTAAAAACATATCTGTATAATACTTTATAAGGTCATTAAGTTTATCTGCTATATAAGGTGCATTAGTATTAACGGATTCAATATTACCAACTGCATTTTTTTCAAGAAATAAATACCAATCATTTCCATCATACTTTTCAAATTCTGCTTTTAACAGTTCCCTTTGTTCCCTTGTACCTGAAAATACAACAGGTGTTTTCTGTGCATTTATATTAATATCTGCAATAGATTTAATTTTAATTATCTGCTGAACAAAATAATCAATATATAAAAATGTAGGAACATAATTTGAAGTGTTTCTTATAACAACAAATTCTTCAGGATTATTAAAGGTGTTATGATATTCATTTGCAAAACATTCAATACTTGAAGGTCTGCCATACCAATCTATTTTTTTAAATAAACATTGTGGTGTTAATAAACCATAATTGTTATCATAAACGCATGAATTTTTTCCCTGAAAACATAACATTGCTTCTGTATATGCTGAATCACATGTATCTGGTAAATATTTCCATTTAAAAATATTGGTTACAAGATTGAAAAAATACATATAAAATACTCTTTCAATTCCAAATGATGCACGAATATTATTAAAATAATTTGAAGATGTTGAACCACCAACAGAATCAAATGCAAACATAGGTTCAAAATTTTTTATTATCTGATTGTCATTCATTTCAATTCACCTTCTTTAAAAAAGGGATATAGGATAAACCTATATCCCTAAATAAATTTATCAAATTATCCACCAAGTGAAACATGAACTTCAACAATATTTCCATTAATATCAAATACTAACTGATTAAGTGTTGAAGATGTTTTAAGTTTAGATGTAAATGTAATAGTTCCATTATCAGCAATATATGTTACATAATCATCAACTGAATCAGGTGAAATAAATTCAGTACCATCAGTATTATATCCATGCAGATATTTAATATTAATTTCTGCATCAGTAGGTGTATAAGTTAATGCACCTGTTCCACCTTCAGTTGTAATTTCAACTGTATTTCCTGAAAGTGTAATTTTATCCTGTCCACCTGATTCTGTAAATACAAGGCAGTTTGCCCAAGGTCTGATTCCGTATGTCTGCCATACATGAAGGAAATAATTTGTTGCAAGGTTTCCAGCATTGAAGAATTCTGTTGAAACTTCCATTGTGTCATAAATCTGGAATAAACCTGAATCACATACCATCATAGCAATATCAGAATCATGATGTTTTTTAAGTACACCAGTTACACCATCTTCATCAACTTCATATTCATCCCATCCAAAATCATCAACCAGAACAAGTCTTTCACGGAATTCAACTTCAGAAAGATTGAATACACCTGCAAGATATTTAACCTTAATTGCATTAATGGTATCAATTTTAGCAAGAATAATAATATCTTCAGGCTTTGTCCATACCTTTGCAACCTTGCCTGTTCCTGATGAAACTGCATAATTGTTATATGCAGTTGAAGGAAACTGGAAATGTTCATAAGCATTTTTTACATCTTCAATTGCATTCATTATACCAACCTGTGAAGATGTATCAATAGTCTTTTCAATAAACATAGATGCATCATAACATTCATTAACAGAACGCTTTACAAGGTTGTATTCCTGAATTTCATTACCTGCATAAATTGTCTGAATAAGCGTATCAATAAATTCAGAAAATGCAACAACATCCTTAAATGCACCCCTTAACATATCCTTAGTAATAGTTTTCTGAAATACATCATGTCTGTTTTCACGATAAAACGCAGTAATGGTATCCTGTTTAGTTCCTTTAAGGATTCTTGAAAAATCATTTGCATTATAAGGTGTGGGATTAACAGGATTTGTATAAATATCTTCAATATCAAATCCATAAGGCTTTGTACCTTTTTTAAGGCTTGAAAGTCTGTTTGACCACATGTGCGACTGGAAAATAGGAAATGCAACTAACTGGACAAGGGCAGGAAGAAATTCATTTGCAATTGAATTATAATCAATAATAGGCTGACCAAATGCAGTTAAATCATCGCCCCTTTCATATTTTCCAACCCTTTTCTGATAACTTTCTGATGCGTTATCATATACCTTCTTTAAGGCATTAAAAGTTAAATCTTCTGCCTTTTTAAATCTTTCTTTTACTTTTGACATAATAATTCATCCCTTTCTTTAAATTTCATAGTTTTCTATAATGTCATCAAATTCATCATCATCTTCATCATCTTCAGGTTCTTCAACTTCAGTTTCAGATTCTGCAACTGCAACTGCAGTTCCTAACTTCATAGTTAACTGTGCATTAAAATCCCTTAAACGCTTGTTTTCTTCTTTTAATTCATCAGTTTCTGCCTGTGCAATTCTTTTTGAATCTTCTGCATTATAAACTTCTGTTTCAACTTCAACAAGTGCATCCAATGCCAATGCAACCTGTGATTTAATTTCAGGTGCAACATCTTCACCTGTTGCAAGTTCGTTGAATAAGGTTCTTAATTTATCTGTAGCAACTGACAATTAAGTTCACCATCCTTTCTAATTAATAAAGGACATCAGACTAAATCTGATGCCCAAGAAATTTATTATATATTAATCATAAAGTTCATCAATAATTTTCTGCAATTCTGCATTTACTTCCTTATCAAAACAGAATGCCTGATTAATATAATTGTTGTTTTTATCCCTGTATGAAGGATAGGAAATAAAACAACCCTTATCAGTTCCAACAATCTGAATTCTGATGGCAAAACCACAATCAAGTGATATTGTACCATAATCAGTTTTCTTTCCTTCATAAATGCGAATCGTACCTGCTGAAAATTTGATTTCCTTGAAACTATCAGATTTATTGTTTCCCTTTTTCGTCTGTCTGGTCATAATAATTAACCTTCCTTTATTAAATATTTAATTGTGACTTTACTACAACGATTTCATGATTGAATCAACCCAAGTTAATTATTTGGTTGTGTCTATGGTTCAATTGGTTCAAGTTCATCTTAATTATATA